CCAATCAATTCCCGCTCATAATCGGCATTGGAACCCCAAAAATCTGAATCAAGTTCAAATTCCTGAAGGGTGGCGGTGTCTATGCTGATCACCCGATCATTCCAGAACTTCCAATATTCCTTTGTCGGGGGTGTCCTTACCGGAATCATGGTTCTTTTGGGAAGGGAAATCCCGGCATCATCGGTGGTCATGAACACAGCGCCATGTTCCGCCAGCTTTTTCTTCAGTCGGTCAACATTTTTGTAACCGGTGATTTTCTGCCGCCAAAAGCCATCTTTTTCAACCCATTCCGTTTCAATGTACTGCTTCCAAAACAGTTCCTTTGATATGTTCCATCCCAAAAGGCGGCATTGGCTCCACAGCTTTTCATACTTGCCCCCGGTTGGGGTGCCGGAAAGAAGGATCACATTATCAGGCTTCAGGCCAAGAATGAACTTTGACCGCTTGGCGTTCTCATTCTGAATCAAGGAACTTTCATCAAGCATCAGCGTAAACCCGGAAAGGGTTTTCAAAATCTTCCGCTTGAAGGTCAGTTCATAGTTGATCACACCACAAATTCTGGTAGGGTTATCGGTTTCAGCAACCGCCGCCATAAACCATTCAAATTCCTTCTTGTTGGTCAGATCATAGATCATCCAACAGTGATTCATAGCATAGTTATCAGCCATGTGATCTATCCAGTCAGGAACCTTGGAACATTGGCAAATCAACAGGTTTACACGGCTATTCAGCTTTAGGGTCTTTTCTGAACCAACAAAAGTTTTCCCAAGGCCCATATCAAGGTAATAGGCGCATCGGTTATGGCCTTCTGTCCGGTCAAGGGCCTGTTGCTGGTGCTGGAATAGCGTAATCATTGAACCTGAACCACCTTGCCCAAAACCTTTTTGGCATGGGTGGTGGAACCAAACAGCTTCTTCACCACAGCGGCACAGAAGCCGCTATAATAATCGTAGGTGTCAACCTCCCCACAAGAAACAATGGTCTTGGTGCCATCCGCCCACAGAACAATGGTTTTAGGGCCGTTGAAGATAACCTTTTTCGCATCGGGAAAGGGAAGCCGCTCACGCTTCCGGTGCATCTGGGAAGTTCTTTCCGCCAAAGTAGCGGTAAAAGCGACATCATTCATCAGGTATTCCACAAAAGGCGAGGTCTGAAGAACTTTCACCTTTTCCACGCTGAACCAGAACAAACCACTTTCACAATCGTTCTTCATGCCGGGAAACTCCACACCAACCTTGGCGCTCCCGTAATAATTGCCAACCTTACCGGTCATACCAGTAAATTTCCCGCTATATTCGGCATCGGGAAGAATCAAAACCGTGCATCCAATCCGCATCATCGTTATTATCCTTTCATTTAGGCAGTCAAGCCAAAGAAACTGTTGAACGCTTCAGCGCCCACATACTCCCTGAACTTGGCGGGGTTAATGTAGTAATTCCAGTTGTTCCCGGTGCCGGGAACCGCATTGCCGAAGGGAAGAAGCCCACGCTGAAGGCCGATCCTCACAAACTGATCAGATTTGCCCATGCACCGGGCCGCTTCCTTCACGCTGATCTTCTTTACCGAGGGCGGCGCATCCTTGGCCGGTGCGCTACCGTACCCCATCAGGAAATCAAAGGTCACGCCGGTAACATCGGCCAGCGCCTTGATCCGCTCCGGGCCAGGGGTGTTCTTCCCGGAAAGATACTGACTGATCGCGGCCTTGGAAATCCCGGCCTGTTCGGAAAGGGCCGATTGCTTCAAATCGGCCTGTTCCATTGCGTACTTCAAACGCTCTGCAAAGGTGTTCACGCTTATAACCTCCTATTTGTTTTTTTTGTGGAAAACCAACTTCTTCAAGCCGTTTCCGAAGTTCTGACATGAATTCACGGGTTCGGTTGATTGGTAGGCCAGCGGCCAGCCGTTCTTCCTCAAAGCCGAATCGGATTTCCAGCTGGTCAACCGAATAATCAGCCCGGAAGGTTCGCCAAGTATGGTGTTCCATATCCAGCAGCCTTGCCCATAAACCCGGGAAATGCTTTCGTAGTTTTCGCAATTCATCAAGACTCTGAAGGGGACAACACCAACAGGAAACCCGATTAAAGATGTCATACAAGCCGCCCCAATCAAAACCGGCATCATAGCAATACTTCAAACAATCCGCTTCAGTCCAACTCCATTCCGCCAGCGGGTGACGATGTTCGGGGTTCTGGTTATGCTCTCGGTTCAAACGGGCTTGTTCATCAGCGGCAAGGCCAATAAGCTGAACCATGCTGTATTGGTTCCGTAAATCATCCAGATACTTGTTGATCACTCTGGTTTTCAATAGCTCGGTACACCAACGGGCTTTTGGCTCCGGCCAACTCCAACCAGATTTATCTTTCAACGCAGGATTGCCCCGCTTGGGCTGATACTCAAACATCAAATATTCAAAAGATTTTTCAGATTTCAGCCGTGTAAACTTGATCCCGGCTCCGGTGAAAATCTGTTCAAGTCGGTTGATATGCTCAACCATTGCCGGGAACTCCATTCCGGTGTCACAGTAAATGACTTCATGCAACGGATATGTAACCGGGTCTTGCTGGTGCCGCTTCAGCCATTCAAAGCCAAGGGCGGTGGAATCCTTACCACCTGAAAGGGACAGAATCCAATATTCAGGTTGGGGGGTATTAGGCGCATACATCTTCAACCCTCCATCAAATAGCCTTGAAGGTGACTTCATGGCCGGGGTTTTCAGCAACCAGTTTGGCCTTCAAATCATCCACCATCATGTTGTTGTCAAGGGCGGCTTGAACAACATCCACCAGCTTTTTCCCATCAAGGAACGCCCACACGGTTTTCCGCTTTCTTCTCATTTAGATTTCCTCCTGAAATTCAACATCACATTCAGCGCAGATCACATGAACCTCTTTTGTGGCTCTGATAATGGCCCCGCAACAGGGGCAAACATACTTGCGGGAACTTGATCCCCCCTTCCGGGAACCCTTCAGGCTCAAAGGCCGGGGCCGAACAAGGGTAAATCCCTGTTTTCCAAGGCTCTGAACAAATTCAAGGGCTCCCGGGGAAAGCGTGGTTTTATGCCATCCGTACTTTTCGCCCTTCTCCACCGTCAGGCCGTGGGCTTCAGCAGTTTCCTTGAACTTCTTGTTGTGGTAGGTGCCAGATCGTGAAGTGTCTTGAACACCGTCCTGAAGGTTCTGAAGATGAACCATTTCATGGATTAGGGTTCCACAGGTTTCTTCAAAAGGCCGGTTCAGGTATTCGGCGCACAGATTGATTTCATAGTGGCCTTCATCTTCCCCAGCCTTCCAAGCCTTCCAGCCGGTACACCAGCCATAAGCCCCACGGGTATGATCCGGGGAAACAGTGATCACGGGCTTTTCCAACTTGTCAGCGAAGAACCGGGTGTTGAACTTTGAAAATAAATCTTCAAGTTCTGCAATCACCGGCTTCAGGCTTACTTCATTCATGAGTTCAATACTCCAATCGCTTTACTGCAATTTGAACTTCTATAAATTCTTCATAGGTTGGTTTCCGTTTACCCCTACCCCGCTCATGGGCATATACAAAATCGATCATATCCATGGCATCTTCCAAGGTCAGGTCTTTGGGTTTCACAAAAAAGTCAGGAAGATTAATATTGAACTGATCACATAGTTGCTTCACAGCTTGGGCGATATCATTCGGGGAACATCCCTGTTCTTCCATCATAGAACGGGTCATTTCCACAAGCTTGATTACTTCACCTACGCTGGAGGCCTTGGGTTTGTATGGTGAAACGCTATAGCTTCCAGTTTTATGGATAGCAGGCAGAACTTCATGTGTTACCCAACGGGTAAACTTTTTGGCTTCAGGCTTGTCAGAACGAAGAATGACTTTGTAAAGGCCGCTTTCGTTGACGATATACATTTCTCGCATTTGACCACCTGACACGAGTTTGGTTCGGGTCAGCTCATCGGGGTCTAAACGCTCTGCCGTTTTGTTCGTGTCGGAAAGATTGAGTACCTGACACACATCTTTCAGAACCCACCACGGTTCACCATCTGTAACAATGGTTCTTACAGGAACTTCTCCATAATTGAAAATCTGAAGGTCATTCATGTTTTTCATCCTCCACTTTAGGCTGCTCGGTGCTTTGTTGCTCTGCTTTGAATGCCATTCCTTCTCCAAAGGCCAGCAGTTTTTCTTTTTCTAGATCGGACAGATTAGGAATGACCTTTCCGAAGGTGTCAAGAATCTTCTTTTCCTTTTCAGACATTATGTTTCACCCCTTTCAATGGTGAGTTTGATTTGCTTTGTTTTCGTCTATGAAGTTATTATAGCCGTCTAAGACGATGTTGTCAACATATTTTTACGTCATTGAAGAAAATTCTTGACAATGACGTATTTTAATGATATTGTTAGTAACAAGAAAGGAGGAGATACCCTTGAACGAACGCATAAAAAAATTGCGTAAGGCCCTAGACCTCACGCAACAAGAGTTTGCAAATCGAATTGGGACAACGGCTAACGTGCTTACTAACTATGAAACTGGTCGCAGAAACCCTTCTAGTTCAGTAATTAACAACATCTGCAAAGAATTCAATGTTAATGAAACTTGGCTTCGCACCGGTGAAGGGGAAATGCTTATCCAACTTTCTAAAGATGAAGAAATTGCGGCTTTTGTTGGTCAAGCCCTTTCAACTGAATCCGATACGTTCAAAAAACGATTTATTGTCATGCTATCTAAACTGGATGAATCAGATTGGGAAGTGCTTGAAAAAATGACAGCTAAAATGGAAAAAGACTAATCCCGAAGGATTAGCCCTTTTCCAAAATTGCTTTAACGAATTGGTAGATGATTTTTAATCGCCTATCATCTGCCAATTTCAGCAGCATCAAGATTTCATCACGCATTAGTTTTCGCCCCAAGCAACCGCACGTTTAAAGGTAGCATCTACATTTTAGAACATTTGTTATGAATTTGCAAGAGGGAAATTTATCAAAACACCCAACACAATGTAAAATAAAGGGATGATAATTGATGTTCAGAAAAAAAGAAAAATGTCCTATTTGCGGTGATAAACTAGATAAAAAATATCACACTACTCTATCAGACGGAAATATTTGCTATTCATGTTCTAGGCTTTCCAACAAATCAGCATTCGCTTCACTGGATCAGGTTAAGCGGGCATGGGAGGAAAACCATAATCGGTTTCAAAACTTTAAAGAAAATATGGTATATACATATCCCTTAGGCGGCTATTTATTTGTCGATACAGAACACCGCTGGGCTTTTTTATCCCATACAAAAAAGCCAAAAACTGAACCTGTAATTTTCAATTTTTCTGAAGTGGAGGAATACCGGATTGAACAAGTGGGACAAAAAACCATTACCAAAACCAAAGGCGAGATTGGTCGGGCAGTTGTCGGGGGAGCGATATTCGGTGTCGTCGGAGCCGTTGTCGGTGCCTCCACGGCCAAGACGGAAACCAAACAAGTGAGCGGCATTCCAATTATTTATGTTGAATTGAACTTGAATGGTCTAAAAACTACCGTTCAATTATCAAATCCACCAGTAGAGGCTAGGAAGATTCTCGATTCTATGATTGACGAAGGGTAAATTACAAGGGAATTCCTTCAACATCCAAGATCAAAACCCTTCTGGTTCTATTTTCATACTTCTTATATACTTTTTTTCTTTTATATTTGAAGTAATTGCACAATCTTGGATGTTGAAGGAATATTCCAAACCTCTTGCCTTGTCAGGCTTTTGGTTCATTCAACATTCATTCAAAATGCAAAAAAAGACCGCCCCCGGTCTTGCACACCGGAAGCGGTCAGGCGAAACAAACCCCTTTTTGAAGTTAATGTTTCAAGTCCCATTGAACATTATATCACACTGGGGTTGGCTTTGCTATACCCATTTCCACGAAAGGACAGGTGATATAATGCGAAACCCTAATGGGTTCGGCACTGTTGCCCGGTTATCAGGCAACAGGCGAAGGCCCTTCATCATTAAGAAGGTTGTTGGTTGGAATAATAAAGGGCATCCTATCTATGACATTGTGGGATATGCAGCCACACGGGAAGAAGGCTTGATGATCCTTTCTGAATACAACCGTGATCCTTGGGATGTTGACCGGGCCAAGATCACTATGAAGGAACTGTTTGAACTCTGGAAAGAAAAGAAGGCTCCGAAGCTGGGAGAATCCAACCGTTCATCTTTGTGTTCAGCGTTCAAGCATTGTTCAGCGTTATGGGAAAAGCCCTATAAACAAATCCGGTCATATCAAATGCAAGAAACTATTGACGGTTGCGGGAAAGGATACAGTACCCAAGCGGCAATCAAAAACTTGTGGGGCCATCTTGACCGGTTCGCTTTAGAAATGGACATAATCAACCGGTGCTTCTCTGACTTGCTGACTTCTGATCCCATCCCGCCCACCAGCCGCCTTCCCTTTAGTAAAGAAGAAATCAAGAGGGTTTGGGAACATCAGTCTGATCCTTGGGTGGATACTGTGTTGATCCTGCTTTATTCCGGGTGGCGGATTAGCGAACTTCTAAACCTGAAGCCGGAAGATATAGACCTTCAGGCCGGGACGATGAAAGGAGGCACAAAAACCAAGGCCGGTAAAAATCGGCTGGTGCCTATTCATTCCAAGATTAGGCCATTGGTTGAAGCCCGTCTTGCTGAAGGTGGCCCCCGGCTGATCAGCTACAATGGGCGGGTTTGCAACCAAACCCAATACCGAATTTTTTGGGCGGATATTATGAAGGCTCTTGGAATGAACCACACCCCGCATGAATGCCGCCACACCTTTGAAAGTCAACTGGACAGCGCCGGGGCAAACCGGAAGTGTATTGATCTTCTCATGGGCCATGTGTCCAAAGATACGGGAAACCGGGTCTATAATCATAAAACTTCGGATGAGCTGAAAGCCGCCGTGGAACTGATGGAATAGGGGTTCAGCGTGGTGAACGCTGAACTAATAACACGATAGTAACAAAAAAGGCGGGAATCCCTGAAAATACAAGGATTCCCGCTTCTTCTGTGTTTATTGTATCATATATACTTTATGGGTTGGATAGCTCGTTCGCTAATATTTCTGATTTGGATAGCGTAAGCTTCCAAGTAGTTATAGGATTTTTCTTATTTATGGTATATATTGTGGTTGCATTTATTATTTTTGCATTATGTAGATATACAGTTCGCTCGTTTGAATCTAAAAAAATTTCTGCTTTCTGGTATGGATTCTGCGCCACACTATCCTACGCATTTGCTTTGGGGGCTTACGTAATATCAATTTATGCTTTTGGAAAAGGGGTGCTTACACTATGAAAAAAAATAAGTGGCTGCAAAAGCTAAAAGATAGCAATTTAAAAGGAATTAATTCTACCGTTATAAGCATAGGCGCACTATTTTTATTGTTTTGTATTGTAGTGATATTTATGCTTACCATCATTCAAGGCAAATACACTATCGAAGAAACTTTTATATTCTTCGTTTTGGCTTTGCTCATTACCTTTTTATTTTTCTTATTAGTTTTAACTTTCTTAGTTATTAGAAATGGAAGGAAACAAATTAATAACAGAAATATAACCTATGACGACATGCGTTCATATTTGGAAGATAAAATTTCCGAGATACAATTAAAAATATCCTCCACCGACGAATCATGGAAAGAAGCTTATCATATTCCACTATCTGTTATAAACAAACAGCAAAACATAATAAATGACTCCATACAATTAAATAGTTTTTTGCAAAGCTATGGAATTACAAAAGAGGATTTATTTATAGACAAACATGCTATCTTTTGTTTAACGCCGTTCAGTTTAGACGGGCTTGAAGTTTTTAAAGTTGTTCGAGAAGTATGCTCCTCTAAAAGCTATCGTGCCTTTAGAGGGGATGAGAAGTATATACCAGGCGACATCTTTTCTGAAATTATTAGATACATTATTCATTCGAGGTTAATAATTGCTGATTTAAATGGGAAAAATCCAAATGTGTTTTATGAACTGGGAATAGCTCAAGCTTTTTCTAAAACAGTAATTTTGCTTGCGCATAGAGATTCACCTATTCCTTTTGATATAAGCAACAATCGTATTATTTTATATAAAGATTACGAAGATTTGAAAGAGAAATTATATGCTGCACTTAGCAATTTGGAACAACTTTAAACAGACACTTAATTAGGATATAGCCCTGCCGATCACCAGTCTTGTGTGAAGTTAACGTCCACCACAAAACCCCGCAGCTACGTTGATCGTGTGGCTGCGGGGTTCTTATTTTTATAGATGAGAAACTATGAACTGCTCAATCGGCCGGGCGATCCTCCTTCGGCGTAGTATAACTCAAGGCCAGCCTGCTGTCTGCCGTCCCCTTCGTCGTGGGATCAGTAATACACGCCCAGACAGATCCAATGACCGACACCACGATCACAGGGTTGCTCACCGCATTGCATAGGGCATCCCACAGCGCCGCCCAGGTCGTCATGTCCTGCCACTGCACACCCAGGCCCACTAGGATCGGGCTGACCAGGGCAATTACGAGCTGTATCCAAAACGTGGGGTTCTTCAAGCGTACTTTCCAGTTAATATTTTTCAGCATATGTATTCCTCCAATTTTTAATTTCTGCCCTCCGCCACTCGACGGAGGGCTTTTGCGTTTTAGATCAGCTTGGACAGAAACCAAGTGACTGCTGTGATAATCATGATCGGGATTAATACCAGCATCCTATCACCTCACAATCACGGATGCGATCAGACTGATTAACGCCGCCACACCTGCGGAGATCCCAGCCGACAGCAGCTTATCCCACCACATGGACGGGCGGTGTTCAAGCGCCGTTAGCCGATCATTATGATCGTCCAGCGCTTTTTGGTTTGCCTCCTGGCTCGTTTTCACCAGTTCCGCCATCTGGATGGTCAATTCTTCGATTTTTTTCAGCCGCGCCTTGCAGTCGTCGATATCTTTCAGGTCGCGCGCAAAGCGCTCGTCGATTGTGCGGCGGCGCTCTGCGCAAAGCTCTGTAACAACCGGCTCCATTGCTCCACCGCCTTATACCCGCGTCAGGGAGGATACCGCCACCCAGGAGGTAATCTCCTTGAGCAGCGCCTCCTGGACGTCTTTATTAACTTGGATTTTGCTGACCGTATGTTTTTTGGGGGCCAACTGAGCGGCAGGCACCTTAT